GGTTGAGGACACAGGTGATCGTCGGATAGGTGCCCGTCGTATACGGTGTCTCCTTGACCACGTACTCCGCGTCCTCGGTCACCACATACCACTCGGGCCGGATCTGGAAAGATGGATCCATCAGGACAAACGACATCTGCGAATCCGGGACGCCGATCTCCTCGACGGTCTTAAGATCTTTGTATTTTTCGAGATGGCCAACAAAATTTTTGTACTGATCGTAGATCTTAAGCAATCCGGTCACCTCCTCACATGTACCGCGGACGGTACGTGATCACGGCCGCAGCGTCAGCTCCGGAGACCTTGATCTCACAGTCGCCCGGCGCCAGCGTCGGCAGCTCCCACGCGGTGACGCGGTCATCAATGCTGGCGTTGACGGTGAACAGCCCTGTCACCCCGTCGAGGACGATCACGTCCCCCGCATCCACATCCGACACGGTGACCGGGGCGCCGGCTCCCGTGACGGAGAGCAGCTGCGCGGCAGCGGCCGCGGTGAGCTCGATCCGGACCGGCGTCCGGGCGTTGCCCGGGTTGTTGATCCGGGCCGCCGTGCCGCTCGTCATCTGCAGCGTCTTTTTGTACTCTTCGACGTCTTCCCAGTAGCCGGACGCCTCGATGGTGAGCAGATGGAACCGCCTGCGGGAGCTCTCTGTCAGGCTCCACTTGCTCACCGTGCCCATGAACTGGCGCGTGAAACCGTCCAGCAGGATGGACACGGGCGCCGTCAGCTGCGCGATCAGGTCACTGCAGCGCAGGAGGATCTCGTCCCGCCCGCGCCCCTTGACCAGGATCGCGACCTTGAGGGTCGCCATCTGCAGCCAGCTGTCGGTCAGATAGGGAGTGGGCGCTCCCGCCACCCACTCCGAATTGTTTTTTACAGATGTGAAGCCCGGCGTCACGTTCCACTGTCTGCCGCCAAACTCGGCCACATCGTAATCGTTGATCATCATGTGTTAGAGCCTCCCTCTGCTGGATCTCACCGACGCCGCGGCATTGGCCACACTCATCGCCGGCTGGATCTGGCCGACCAGTGCCTCGCCGTCGACATAGACGCCCATGCCGGCGATCGCGTCCTCCAGCCGGTCCATCCTCGCGAGGATCGCCGACATGCCGCCGGTGATCCCCGAGGTGTCGATGTTAAGCGACATCCCGCTGCCGGCGTCGCCGACCATGCGGCCGAGCTCCTCCACGCCGGACAGGTCCGCCGAGTAGCTGAGCGTCCCGCCCTCCTGGGCGAGCGCTTCGCGCGCGGCCTCCAGCATCGCGTGCACGTTCTGGCGCGCAGCCTCTGCCGCCTGGCCCGCCTCGATGCCCATCGCGAGGCCGGCGTCGATCTGGCTGCCGACCTCATCCCGGAAAAGCCTGGACGGGCTGTGGATCAGGGCCGCCTCCTGCATGGCCTTTTTGATGCTGTTGACGACGGTCTCCGCGGCCTCCTGGATCTTTGCCGGATCCGTCAGGCTCGACAGGATCCCGTCGAGCGTGCTCTGGCCGATGGTCTTGCCGGCCTTGGGCAGGTCCTTGAGCCCGTCGGAGACCATGTTGACCACTTTCTGTGTGCTCTTGTAGCTCTCGTACCCGACGACCTCGGACGTGAGCGACCGCGCCAGGGCGACCGCGGCCTCCTCGCCGATCTTGGCCGCCTTTGTGGCCAGCGTCGCGAGGCCTTTGCTGATCTCCCCGTTGAGCTCTGCCCGCTGCGCCTTCCACTCCTTGGTCAGCTCGTCGAGCTCCGTTTTGGCCGTAGCGCGCAGCTGTTTGATCTGCTCGTCGGTCTCTTTCCGGAGCGTTTCGCTTTCCTTGACCGCCTGCGCCGTAGCGAGCGCTGACTTCTGCTTCCAGAGGTCCACGTACTCGGTCAGCTGCTGGTCGGTCATGTGGTTGAGGCTGTAGATGTTGGCCGCCGCGTCGACGCCCATCTCCTGCAGGCTCTCGATCAGATCTTTCGGAACGCCCTTGCGTTTCTCGAGCTCGCCGAGCTCACGCTCCCACAGGGCGAGCCCCGCGACCTGCGTCTTGAGGTTGGCCAGCAGCTGCTCGCCGGTGTACCCCTCCGCATCGAACACCTCGAAGAGGTCCATCTGCGACATGATGTCGCGCTTACGATCCGCGACGGCATCCTTGTACGCCTGCTGCAGGTCCGCCACATCAGCTTTCAGCTGGTCGTTGATCTGCTTGGTGTCCTCGGCGTAGCTTTTGTCGAGGTCCTTCAGCGCGTCGTACCACGCCTGCTTGGCCTCGTAGTATTTCTGGTCAGCGTCGATACGTTCCTGAGTGCCGGTCTTAAAGGCTTTCCGCGCCTGCTCCCAGTACTGCCACTCGGCCTTCATGGAGACTTTATTCGCGTTGTAGACCTTATACGCGGCCAGCGCGCTGTCCTGCGACGATGCCGCCGCGGCCCTCTGGCTCTTTACCTCCTCGGCCTGCTGCGCTTTGAGATCTTTGATCTGCAGCGTGGCGTCGATCCACGCCTGCGTGCCCTTCTTCAGCCGCTTCCGGACGCCGGTCCAATAGGTGATCTCTTTCTGCGTCGACCAGTCGGACAGCTTGCTCCAGTTGCTGTAGTACTTATCCGCGGCGCTGTAGACGTCGCTGTAGTAATCTGCCGCCGATTTTTTAACCTTCTTGGCGTTCTTTCCGGAGCCCTTTGTCTCAAACCAGCTGACGCCGAAATTGCTGGTGATCTTTTTTGCCGTGGCCGCGGACAGGCCCCGCGTCTGCAGGAGCGCCTTCTCAATGTTTTTTGATGCGGCCTTGTAGGCATCGGTCCCTTTTTTGACGTGCTTCTGCACCTGCTGCCAGTAGTAGAGGCTGTCCTGCGCGCTGACCTTGTGGGCCTTCTTGTACTTGGCCATCCACTTGGTCGCCTTGGACAGCACCGCCGCGGACATCTTGTCCGCCTCTTTGCTGGCCAGAGATGCCTTATCTTTGATACCAAACGCCATGCCTCGGGCGATCTGGTGGCCGACCTGCTTGCGGAACGCTTTGGACGGCGACTGGATCTCCAGCTTTGCCTTGGCCGCTGCCAGCGCGCTTGACGCCATGCTGGCCGCAGCAGAGATCGCGGCGGACGCGCCGGAGCTGATGCCGGACGCGACGCCCGCGGCGATGTTGTAGCCGATGCTCCAGGCCGAGCCAGTGTAGGCCGAGGCGCCCGATACCGCGGCGCTGCCGAGTCCGTATCCTGCGGCCATCGCGGAGCCTGATGCAGACGAGACGCCCGCGGCGAAATTCTGCCCGGCCGCCGTGCCGTGCGCCTGCAGGTTGGCCTCCGCGGTGCTGACGCCCTGCGTCGCCGCCTGGCTCAGACTCTCACCGGCAGCGGACGCGTCACCGGTCGCCGCGGACAGCCCGGACACGTAGGACTGGCCTGCCGTGGTGCCGGTCTCGCCGATGCCGTCACCGGCAGCAGCTAATCCCTCATTGACCGCCGTGCCGATGCCCTCGGCAGCGGCCCCGGCGTCTGCCTGGCCGCTCTCCAGGGATTCAACCATGCCGGACGCGGCGCCCTCGCCTGCCGTCTGGCCGGTCTCCTGGGCGTCGGATTCCATCTGTGCCAGGTCGCTGATCAGCTGCTGGTATGCGGCGATCGCGGCAGGGTTGCCCGCCTCGATACCGGCTTTGAGCTCTTCCGGCACGTCAAGGCCCGCCGACTCGGCGAGTCGGACGACCTCGGAGACCTGGCCGTCGATCGCCCCGGCGATCTGCGCCATCGCCACCGCCGGTGTCGAGGATCCGTTCGCGATGCCCTCCGCGAATCCCTTGGGCAGTGCGACGCCCATCCGCTGCGCCATGGCGACCAGGCTGTTGATCTGTTTGCTTACGTCAGGCGACCAGCCCTCGAGCGACGCGGCGTCCGTGATCGTCTGGATCGCTTCCTCGTACTCCTCGGCGGAGCTGCCCAGGGCGTTGGCCGCGAGCGCCAGGCTCGTCTCGTTGAGGGCCTGGGCGCGGGCCGTCTGCTCCGACAGGTCCATCGCCTCGCCCCACTGCTCGGACAGCTGGGCCAGCTTGGGCACCTCGCCCTCCGCAGTGTTCTCAACGTCGGCGACCATCGCCTCGACTGCCGACGCGTAGGCCGGACCCTGTTCGAGGATATGCTGATAAAACTCCGGAGAGATCGTGCCTTTTTCGACCTCGGCCCACAGGGTGGCCATGTTGTCGCGCCAGCCGGCCAGCATCTCCAGCTGGCCCTCGACGTTGGAGATCATCTCATCGACCGACGTGCTCTCCTCAGGCGGTTCAAACGGCTTGAGGATGTCGATCTGGCTCTCCATGTCCTGCTTGATCCGGTCATAGAAGCCCTCGTAAGCCTCTTTGACGGCCTCGATCGCTTCCTTCTGCGCCTCGGCGCTTGCTTTCGCCGCTGCCGCCAGATCCTCGTCGGACTGCTGGAGATCCTCGTAAGTTTTGGCCAGAGACTTGGCGGTCTCGGCCTGCTCTTCCTGCGACTTAGAGACGTCGGAGGAAGTGTCAGCGACTTCTGACTGCTGATCGCCGAGCAGCCCGTACTCCTCGTTCAGGGTCTCCAGCGCCGCTTTGGTCTCGTCGATGTTCTTCTGGGCCGCTGCCATACCGGCATCGGCGTCCTCCTGCGCAGAGGTCGCTTTTTCAAGGGCGACCTCGGCGTCGAGGACCTCGCGGTAATAATCGCCGAAACCGCCGGTCAGGTAGTCGGTGGACGCCTGGTTTTTCTCTTCGGCAGCGGTCAGGTCGTCCGTGGCCTGCTTGACCGCGGCGTCTGCCTTGGCCTTGGCCACCATCGCCTCGGCCAGCGCGTCGTAGCTGTCCTTCTGGGCCGCGATGAGCGCCTCCTGCATGACCAGGGCCTCGGTGTTGTCGAACATCTCGGTCAGCTGCTCGTTGGTCAGGTTGATCGCGCCGGTGGTCTCATCAAAATGATCGCGCAGGCCGGGCATGACCTCGGAGAGCGCGTCCACTGCGTTTCTGGCCTGGTAGATCTGGAACTCATCGAGGGTGCCGCCCTCCATCGTGATCCCGTTGAGCTCCAGCAGGACGGACTTATAAGCCTCAAGGTCCGCGACCTTGGACTTGCCCTCCGCCATGTGTTCGTCAGCGGATCCCAGGAGCTCCTGGACGTGCTTGTTGGTGTTTTCGACGTCCTCGATAAATGTCTCGAGCTCCGTTCTCTGCGGCGTCAGGGCATCCGTGATGCCGCGGATCACGCCCGTGGCGGTCTGCACAAGACTGCGCAGCGGGCCCTGGACATAGGAGTAGAGCCTGATGCCCAGGCCCTCCAGCGCGGAGTTGAGGCCCTTCACATCGCCCTGCAGGTTGTCGGTCATCGTGATCCGCATGTCCTCAGCGGATCCGGCGCAGTTATCAAGCTGCTGTGCATAATTGGAAAATGCCGACTCGCCGTCCTCCGCCTCACCGGCGAGGCCGGCCATGATCACCTGCAGGTCAGCGTAGTGGCTCTGGCCTGCGATCGCTTTGGCCATGCTGGCCTGCTGCTCCTGCGTCAGGGTCGACCAGACCCCGGACATCCCGCCGAGGATATCCGACAAACTCGCCATGTTGCCCTCGGAGTCGTAGATCGATACGCCGTACTCCTCCAGGGCAGACGCGCAGCCCTTGGTATCGGTGGCGAGCCTCGTCATGATCGCGTTGAGCGCGGTGCCGGCTTCGCCGCCTTTGATACCGGCGTTGGCCATGACCATCAGGACCGCCGTGGCGTCCTCCATACTGATGCCCATGGACGCGCAGGTCGCGGCCACGTTTTTGTAAGCCTCGCCGAGCTGGTCCACGTCTGTGTTGGAGTGCGCCATGGCGTAGGCCATGACGTCGACCATCCGGCCGCTGTCCGATGCGCTCAGGCCGAACGCGGTCAGGTTATCGGTGACGATGTCGCTGGCCCGCGCGAGGTCCATCTGCCCCGCTGCCGCCAGGTTGACGACCCCGTCGACGCCGTCCAGCATCGAGTTGACGTCCCATCCGGCCAGGGCCATGTAACCAAAAGCGTCGCCGACCTCAGTCGCCGAGAACTGTGTGCTCGCACCGAGCTGCTGGGCCTTTTTTGCGATCAGGTCCATGTCGGACGCGGATGCTCCGGAGAGCGCCTCCACCTTGGACATGGACGCTTCAAAGTCACTGCCGACCTTGACCACATACTTGGCGGCCTCGATCGCCTTCTTGCCCAGCTCCTGCAGCGCCTTGGTCGCCAGGCCGACAGCGGCGACTTTAAACGCTGTTTTCCAGCCGGAATCGAGCTTGTCGACCTTGCCGCCGGCATCCTCCGCCTGGTCCCCGGTCTCCTTGATCTCGTCGCCCATTCCGTCGATGGACCTTGCGCAGCCATCTGCGGACGAGGCGGCCTCATCCATGTACTGCTCGTTTTTGGCCAGCTCTTTGTTGCACTCGCCCAGCTCCCGGTTGGCCGAGTCGACCTCGGATCCCCACTTAGCGACGCGGGACGCCGCGGCCGAGGTATTGGAGGCCTGCTTGGTCACCGCCTCCTGCAGGCGCTCGACCTCTTCGGTCTGCTCTTTGTAGGCGTCGGAGCTGGTGTCTCCGGCTTCCTCCATCTTCTGCTGGGCTTTTCTCGCTGCGTCCAGCTTGGTGCGCAGCTCCTCGAGCCTGTCCGCCTGTTTGCGGTATGTCTCATTGGCCTGATCCAGGCCGGTCCGGGCAGCGGCCACCCGGGCTTTGAGGCTGTCCTGCTGCCGGGACAGGGCCTCATGTTTGGCGGTCAGGGCCTCCAGCGTGTTGGCCTGGCCGTCGAAGGCCTCGCCGACCGCTTTCACCTCACTTTTCAGCGCGGACGCGGCCTGCTTGGCACTGGTCAGCGCGCTCTTGAACTCTTTTTCGCCGTCGAGCGCGAGGACCAGACCGATCTTACTTGGCATGCCTATCAACCTCCGTTAATGTCTGTATGCGGAAAAAGGGCGCCCCGGAGGGCGCCCTGTGCAGTCAATATTAACCCGCGAACATCTCGACGCTGTCGATGTCCGTCTCTTTTTTCTTGCCGTTGGCAATGAGGTGCTCGTCGATGAGCAGGTAGATTTTCCTCAGAGTCATCTCCCAGACATCCGCCTCACTCAGGCGCAGGACGCTCGTGCAGGTGTACAGGAGCCTCGCCACGTTGACCGCGGAGCTGCTCTCTTTCGCGGCGTCCTCATCGTCTTCATCATCGTCGTCGTCCTCGTCGTCCGCCTCAGGCGCGTCCTCAGTAAAGAGGGCCGCGACCTGCAGGGCCGTCCCGGTGAGCGTCTCCGGCTTGAGCTGCCGGATCACCCCCAGCGCCGTGGCCCCGGGCTCCCCGTTTGTGCGGAGCAGCGCGGCCAGGACGCCGGCGAGGATCTCAAGGCCCTTTTCCGTCACCTTGCCCTCAGCGACCGCAAAGATCGCGCGGATCGCGTCGAAGATTGGCAGGTTGAGGGACGACTGTACCTCATCGACCGCGGCCAGGGAAAAGAGCAGCTCGTGCTGCTCCCCTCCCAGCAGCAGCGCCCTGCGCTGCGGCCGCAGATCACTCATGATCAGGAGATGCTGGCCTTAGTGTCGAGCCAAGCCTTGGCGGCTGCCTCGGTCGTAAAGATGGCCTCCTCTTTGACCACGCCGCTGTCGTCCGGGTACGCGGTGCCCTCGATGGTCCTGGTCTGGAAAGTCACGGTATCAGCCTTGGTCGCGCCGTTGGTGGTCGGCTCGGCAAACTGCACCTTGTGCAGCCAGATCGCGTCGAAGGACAGGATGCCGTTCTTCTTGCGCCTGCGGTAGAAGCCGAGGCCGCCGAACGGTGCGATGTCATCGATAGAAACGGAAACGCTCTCAGGCGTCCCTGCGGTGGGCGGGTTTGCAGTGGAGTCTCCTTCCACCGCATCGACATGGGTGTGGCCGAGCAGGTCGGCGTAGACCTTGAGGGAGATGTCGTCCGCCTCGAGGGACAGGCCCTCGTTGGTGATAGATTTGTCAGTTTCGGCGATGCCGTCATCCGCGTACAGCGTGACGTCCGCGTTGGACGGCGTGCCGGTGTAATTGATGGCCTTGCCGATCACAAAGCCGGCTTCAGCACCATCCGGAAGAAAAACAGGGTACTTAAGACCAATATGAGCCATAGTTAACCTCCTGTAGCTTTTGCAGGTCAGCGGCGCCCCTCATGCGGGGCGTCGGTGTGTCAGTGGTTACTCGTCATCATCTGCGAGATCGTAGTCATTTTCGATCTCAAATGTGAAAACAACATGCCGGATCTGGCCATCCTGCACGGACGCGTCCGTGATCTCGGGATAGGTCGCACCGGCGTCGAGCAGCGCCCGGCGCACCCGGCGCTGCATGTCGAGGTAGTCCTCGTCGAGCGGGCAAAAATAATGCAGCTGGTACTCCCCGACCAGCTCGACCGGGCCGTCATCGCCTGAGACGACGGGGCGGTCGATAACCGGATTAAAGGTAAAGTACCTCTCCCCGGCTTCCGCGTAGAAATCCGGAAGCACCGGCAGCCCCGTGAACGACAGCGCCTCGATGAGGATCTCGTTGATCGTCTTTGCCATCATTCACCTCCTGCACTTTTCACAAAATCGTCGAAGACCTCCTCCATGATCCGCTCGCACTCCGCCTGGACGGCGGCAGCGGCCGCGGATCGGAAGGGGCTCGGCGCCTGGTGTACCCCGTGCGGGGTGCGCACGCCGTACTCCAGCCAGCGTGCCCGCTCGGAATAGGCGTGTCCGTCACGGCCGCCCACAGGGCGGACCGCTGAGAAGACGCCAAATTCATTCTGTTTGGCCGGTGTAGCTTTGAAAGATCCGGCCAGCCCGCCGGTGGCGTAGCCGCGGCTTGCCGCTGCCGCCAC